GACTGAAGTAGACATTGATGCTGGTGTAATCAATCTAAACTAGGAGATACTATGGCCGCAGTTACAAGAGTAGGTCTGGATAGTCATGTAGGTCATGCAAGTCCTACACCGAATCCATTTCATCAGACTGCATATGCATCTGGTTCTCCAAATGTAAATACTAATAGTGCCGCAACAGTTCGTATCGGAGATGCGACAAGTTGTGGTGACCCAGCAACAGGTGGAAGCGGAACAGTGTTTGTAAATGGTATAGGTGTACACAGACAAGGTGATGGCACAGGTGGACATGGAAGTTGGGTGCCTAATGCATCAGCTTCTGGTAGTTCTAATGTTTTTGCTGGTGGTTAGTCTTATAAATAAATACTAATAGGAGTCTACAAGAATGGCGACATATGACGCACAATTAACTAACGATAGTGATCGTAGTGTTAGAAAATATTCAGACCTAGATTTATTTTTTGGTAAGAAGTCTTCTGATTCTGATATTCAGAATATTACTAATGTCAAGGCGGTTAAGCGTTCTATTCGTAATCTTGTTTTACTTAACCACTACGAGAAACCTTTTCATCCAGAGATTGCTTCTGGTGTTCGGGATATGTTGTTTGAGTTGATGACTCCAGTTACCGCACAGATACTTGCAAGGAAAGTTGAAGATGTAATTAATAATTATGAACCAAGAGCAAGACTTGTCGGTGTAACAGCAATTCCAGATTTGGATAGAAATGCATATGAGGTATCTATAGAATTTTATGTCGTGAATCAACCTACAGAACTAGTTGACTTATCCATCATGTTAGAGAGATTAAGGTAATGGCAGTAAATGAAAATAGACTTAGAGTTACAGAACTTGACTTTGATAATATCAAGGACAATCTGAAAACATATCTAAAGGCTCAGAACCAATTCACAGATTATGACTTTGAAGGTTCTGGAATGAATATTCTTTTGGATACTCTAGCATACAACACTCACTACATGGGTTATAATGCAAACATGGTTGCGAATGAAATGTTTTTGGATAGTGCATCACTAAGGTCTAGTGTTGTGTCTCATGCAAAGAAACTAGGATACGAAGTATCTTCATGTAGAGCTCCAACTGCAACAGTTAACATTGGTCTTACAACTGGACTCTCAACAAGAACAATGCCAGCTGGCACAACATTTACCACAACAGTTGATGGTACAAATTATCAGTTTGTTACAATCGCTGATATTACTGCCGCAAACATTGGTTCAACAGTTAACTTTGATAGCACACTGATTTACGAGGGAACATATATCACCACAAAATATCTGGTGGACAGTTCGGATGTAGATCAGAGATTTATTATCACCGATCCGCGAGCAGATACAACCACACTCACGGTCAAGGTACAAACTTCTGCAAGTGACACATTTACACGCACATACACAAAGGCAACAGACATCTCACAGTTGACTAATTCAAGTACAGTATATTTCTTGCAAGAGATTGAGGCTGGAAGATATGAAGTATATTTTGGTGATGGTGTTGTAAGTCAGGCAATCTCTGATGGAAACATTGTGGTATTGCAATATGTGATTACAAATAAAACCGCAGCAAATGGTGCAAGTGTTTTTTCTTCACCTTCTTCAATCGACAGTGTAACTGACATTACAGTAACAACAGTTGCTGCAGCGACAGGTGGTGCAGAAGCAGAGTCAATTCAATCTATAAAAATTAATGCACCTCTTGACTATGCAGCACAAGGTCGTGCAGTGACAACTTCTGATTACAAAACTTATGTACAAAAACTTTTTCCTAATACTCAAGCTGTTTCTGTGTTTGGTGGAGAAGATGGAAGTTATGACACAAGTACTGGTGTTAGTTCTACACCAGAATACGGTAAGGTTTTCATTTCAATTAAATCTACCACAGGAAATAATTTAACTGAAACACAAAAGAGTAACTTGGTAAACGCACTTGCTCCCTATAAGGTTTCTTCAATTACTCCTGTTATTGTTGATGCAGAAACAACACAACTTATTCTTACTACAACAGTGCAGTATGACTCTAGTGCGACAACATTTTTAGCAACAGAGTTGTCCTCACAGGTAAGTACAACCATTTCTAATTACAATACTTCAGATTTGCAAACATTCAATGCGCCTTTCAGACATTCTAAATTGTTAGGTTTGATTGACAACACTGACAGTTCAATTCTAAACAACACAACAACAGTTATCATGGCAAAACTTATCACTCCACCGATAAACACAGAAACATCGTACATACTTAATTTTAACAATGCATTTTTTAATCCACACTCTGGTCACAATTCAGCTGCTGGTGGTATTATTTCTTCCACTGGTTTTTCCATGAGTGCTGTCGATGCAACAAGAGAATATTTCTTTGATGATGATGGTGCTGGTAATCTTAGAATTTATTATTTGGTATCTGGTACTAGAGTTTACTACTCAAGCACTGCTGGTGTTGTAGATTATGTAAATGGAAAGATAACTATTAGTTCTATTACAATGTCAGCAGTATCAAATGTTGATGGTGCAACTTCTACACAAATTCGTGTTACAGTAATTCCAAACTCTTATGATGTTATACCAGTAAGAAACCAGATACTTGAAATTGATACAACCAATACGACTGTTACATCTTCAGTTGATGCAACTGCTTCAACAGGTGTTGGATATACTACAACTACTACAGGTGGAACAACTACTACAACAGTGACAACTGCTTCATCTACATCTACTTCATCGGCGTATTAATTAAATGTCAGAAAACAGATCAAAGTTTACTAATAAGGTTTCTCCTCTCATTGAAGGACAGGTGCCAGATTTTATTCAGGCAGACCATCCCCTATTTGTAAATTTTGTAAAAGACTATTTTCAATTTCTTGAAGCTGGTAGACTTACACTTACATCAACAATCAACTACGTTTCATTAGAAACTAATACAGTTGCATTTATTCTTGATGAGCAAGACAAGGACAGAATTGTAACTGAAATTGGTGAGGGTACAGTAGGTCAGTTTGTTAATGGTGAAACTATTACTGGTGGTACTAGTAAAGCCACTGCAACAGTTCTTGTTGATGACTCTAGAAATGAATATCTTTATATTAGTGGCCAACAAAGATTTGAAACTGGTGAAGTTGTAACTGGTGGAACTTCTGGTTCTACTGGTACTGTTTCTGCATACCAGGCAAACCCAATTCAAAGTATTCAACAGATGTTGGAATACGCAGATGTCGATAATACTCTCTATGAATTTTTAGATAATATGCGTGATGAGTTTATGAACTCAATACCAGAAAGTCTTGCATCTGGTGTAAACAGAAGAAACCTGATTAAAAATATTAAAGACCTATATGCATCCAAAGGAACATCTGAAGGACACAAACTCTTTATGAGAATGTTGTTGGGTGAAGAATCTGAAATCTTCTATCCAAATGTTTACATGATGAGAGCATCTCAAGGTCAATGGGATTCTGCAATAATTATTAGAGCTAGTGCTGTTGGTTCTTCTGTTGGTGATGAAGTTGTAAACCAATTGATTACAGGTGGTACATCTGGTGCTACAGCTACTGTAGAAAACTCTGTTACTAAGGTTGAGGCAAATGAATCATTTAATGATTCTGTTATTGAATTTACTGTAGCAAATATTACAGGAACATTTGTTGATGGTGAAACTATTACTGGTCTTTCTACAGTAAAAGATGTTGTTATTTCTTTTACTCTATTAGGAATTGTTTCTGATACAACTGTTACAAATGATGGTATACTTTATTCTGATGGAGAAGATGTTGATGTAGAATTAGTAGGTAATCAGTTTGCAACAATTGAAGTTGATGGTGTTAACACTGGTTCTGTTAGTGAAGTATTTACAGAAACGGCTGGTATAGGATATGAAGTTGGTGACAGACTTACCTTTACTAAAAACTCAGCAGACACAGATGTAAAAGAAGCATCTGGTGTTGTAAGTATGGTTGGTGGTGGTATCCTTCAAGAAACAGGAACACTTGATAAGTCAACAATTACTACAGATGTAATTACTCTTGAAGATGCTACAAATACTCAACTAGAACCTTTTACTCTTTCTTTGGAAACAACCAACACTGATAACTTTATTGGTGATGGAACTACAACCGTTTTCACTCTTTCAAATACAAGTGGTACACTGGATGTATTAACTGTTTATATTAATGACGTTCTTTATAAAGATACGGCAGATGATAACACTGCACAGTGGGCCGCGACAAACACACAAATTACATTTACTTTTGCCCCAGCCCTTGATGCTAAAATTTTGGTTAGAGGAAATGAAGTTGACAATCTGATCTTAGATGGAACAGATAGTGCTAGTACAGATGCTGGTCACCAAATACTTACTGATTCTGTTATTGAAGTTTTAGACACATATACAACTGCATCTGACCAGATTGTTTTAGAGTTTGATACCTTTACCGCCATTGATGCAGCTGCAACTGATGAGGCTGGACATCTTATTAAGGCAGTAGTCACTGATGGTGGTTTTGGTTACACCAAACTTCCTACTGTTTCAATTACAAGCACCTCTGGTATTAATGCTAGTCTACACGCAACCACTACAGATATTGGTTCTATTAAATCGACAAAGATTACAAATGCTGGATTTAGATATACTGACAGTAATCCACCAGAGCCTTCTTTTAGAGCACACTTTGTTTTGAAAGATGTATCAGGTACTTTTGCAGCAGGAAATACTCTTGTTTCATCTGGTCACACTGGTACAATTAAAAGTTGGGATACAAATACAAAAGTTCTTGATACTACATTTCAAAATGTAATCAGAGTTGAACAAGAACAGTCTAATTCATTTAATGAAGGTATCCAACTAGAACAGGGAACAGAACTTCTTACTCCCGAAGGTATTCTTCTAGAAGACGAACAAGAGTTTGATGATACTGAAGGTATCATGTTAAATGGTACAGGAACATTTACACCAGCACCTAAAACAATTACATATAAAATTAAAGTTGCATATGATGCCGTAAATGAAGCAAATGTATTTTATGTTAACGGTGCAAAACAACCACCACTAGTTTTATATGAAGGTAATACATATTACTTTGACTTATCTGATGTATCTTTATATAATGCAACTGAAACAGCTCAGCATATTCTTAGATTATCTGAAACATCTGATGGTACACACAATGATGGTGTTGCATATACTACTGGTGTTACAACTTCAGCTGCAACAATTGATGTTGGAACTGCTGGTGCATATCTTCAGATTGTTGTTGCATCAAACGCTCCTATACTATATTACTACTGTACAAACCACCAAGGTATGGGTAATAGTCTTGCAACTTCTGTTTATGACACTGTTGTTTTAAACGAAGGCTCTAGTATAATTTTAGATGGAACTGATAGGTTTGACCACTTCTTTTTACAGGAAAGTGGTACAATAGGAAATGCAACTGATAGAATACAACTTGAAAGTATAGGTGTTGGTGGTTTCTTAATAGGTGAAGATTTTGACCGCAACCAAAGTAAACTTGTCCAACAAGCAACTTCTGGTGGTAAACTTTTACAAGCAAGTATTCGCAGAGAAAACTCTACATCAAATGCAAGTAGTAGTCAGTTTGTAATTCTAAATGGTACAAATGCAAATGGCTCTGATGCTGATGATAAACTTGCAAATGAAGACTTTGGTAATACACTTCTCTTAGAGGACAGAGATGGTTTCCTATTGGATGATGAAACTGGTGATGGTCAAATTACATTTGACTCAACTGCCACTGGCTCTGTGGATACTGGTGACCATGTTATTAACGAAGACCCAATAGATTTCTCACTGCAAGATGTCACTATCACGGATTCTGGTGGAGCTTCTGGTACTATTATGACTGCTGATATTGCTACTGGTACAACCAGTGTTGCAGTAACTTCAACCTCTGATGCTGCGTATGCAAATATTAATAATCGGCTTGGTGAAGACCTAGTTCGTCTACAAGATTCTTATTATTATCAAGATTACTCATATGAAGTTCAGATTGGTGCGTCATTCTCAACCTATGTTAATGAGTTGAAGAAGGCGGTTCACCCTGCTGGTTTCCAACCATTCGGTAGAGTGACACTTGCAACTCTGATATCAGCAGAGATTGGCACAGCGGCCGCTGGGGTTTCTGCATACACAGGTGACACAGATACATTCTCACCAATCCTTGCATCTACATTCCAGACAATCTTTGACCAACTCATACAAAGAAGATTGCAGGCCTTCCCTGTTTCAGAGATTGGTGTTCGTGACCAAGCAATGATTTTTGAAGACGGTACACTGCCAGGCTCCAACCTTGCACTTGATGCCAGTGCTGCTGCAACAGATGTTGGTGATGGTATTCTTTTTGAGGATGGAGATGGTATAGACCTAGAAGATGGTTTCCAGATGACAGGTGATACTGTTCTATACGAAACTGCCACTGTAACTCACACCTTTGATATTACACACGGTGTCGGCACTGGTGGAAGTCGTATGATGACAGAAAAATCATACACACCATCTGGTGACGGAGACAGTGTTCTTGTAAAAGAGATTGTCACAAAGATTAGCGCAAGACCAAAACCAAAGTTCCAGAGAAATCTGCTAACATACCTAGCAGAATATCCATTCGGTAATGAACTTGGTGGTGATGGTATTCTTATGGAAGGAACAACCTTCAGTGATTTTGATGTTATACAGTTAGATGGAACATTACCTCTAGATCAAGCAGACACATTCTTCCAATTAGAAAGAGATGTTGAAACTGATAATATGTTATTAGACGGAACATCTGCTGCTGGTCAAGATGCCGATGACGCAATTCTTTTAGAAGATGGTTTCATTTTAAAACTCCAAGATGTATCTTTGGGTCGAGAATATGAAACATTTAATATTGCATCAGAAGAAGATGATGGTCATTCTAGAATACTACAAGAGGGTGGAGAGTGGAACTTCCCAGCTGGATATGTTGTAAATGAGGGTGATAGAATTATTCTAGATGGAACTAATAGTAACGAGGAAACTATTCCTCTTTCAGATATAGGACATTATCGTTTTAGTGATATCTTAACAACAGATAAATTTATTATCAATGATGGTAATACAAATAAGTTTATCAAAGATGCTGGTCTTGATGTTGGTCTTCAACTTGAAGATTTTGGTCAGATATTATTAGAAGATGGTGAGTATCTAGGTCAAGAAACTACAAAGCGAAATAGATTTGATTTAGAAGAAAACGGTTCTCTTATCGTAGAAAGTTATGACACCACATCTATTATTGATTTGTTAGTGGATGAAACAAACGAAGATACGATTGTACTAGAAGATGCAACGGAATCTAGAAAGTGGTTCAAAAGCACTTATACCACTGATACTACAGCAACAACCTCAGGCATAGCGTTAGAAACTACCAATGTTATATTAAGCACAGGTCAAATACCTGTCGAAAATTTAACTATAAATAGTAGTAAGGGTGGACTTCCTGTTGTAAGGTCAGCTGATATTCATGTAAGGGATACTGGTGACGTAGCACTTGAGGATGCAACGGATACAACACACGGTTTCTTGGTAAATGAAACTAATGGAGATAATATACAATTTGAAGGTGCAACTGGTATAACCTACTAGGACAACTTGTATAAATAAGATAAAGGTGTAAAAAATGTCGGCAATCATTACAGAAAAATTTAGACAACATAATGCAAATCAATTTGTTGAGTCGTTTACAGAAACAGCTCTGAACAAGTATTATTTGTTTCTAGGAAAAGCAACTCCATTCACTAGTGGCACAACCACTGGTTCAGATGGTATCCCCCCAATTCCAGGCGATAGTCCTTCAGAAGAATTTCGTGCATGGGATGCTATGTTAGCAGCAAAGAATATTTCTTCTACAGATATAACATTTGCACTTCCTCGTAGAAACTGGGCAAATGGTACAGTCTATGATATGTATCAACACAACTATGATGCAAACACGACTGCAACTTCTGCCGCAACAAACCTTTACGATTCAACTTTCTACTTTATGACTTCTGATTTTAGAGTATACAAAGTACTTGATAATAACGCTGGTGCTGCATACTCTGGTGCAGAACCTACATCAACAAGTAACTCACCAGTTGCTATTGGTGGTTATGTTATCAAATATATGTACACCATTACACAATCAGAATCATCTAAATTTTTGACTACAGACTTTATGCCAGTCTCAACAGATAGCACAGTTTCAGCAGCCGCAACTGATGGTGCCATTGAGTCTCTTAAAGTAACTGGTGGTTCTGGTTATACAGATGGAACATACTACGCCGCAGTTTATGGTGATGGTTCAAATCAAGGAACATCTTCTGGTGCAATCGTAAGAATTACTGTGTCATCTGGTTCTATCGTTTCATTCGGTTTAACTGCTGGTACAGACACAACCATTCATGCTGCTGGTGGTAGTTATACATTTGGTTATGTAAATCTTGGAGATGCGTATATTTTCTCTGACACAGCACTATCTTCTTCTGCTTCATTGGGTGGTGGTTCTGGTGGTGCAATTGAAGTAATCAGCTCTCCTGATGGTGGACATGGTTCTAATGCAGTCACAGAACTTGGTGGTCACTATGTTCTTTCTGCAACAACATTAACTGCCGCAGAAGGTGATGACTTTACTGCTGGTAATGATTTTAGAACAGTGGGTCTTATTGCAGACCCTACACTCTTTGGAACAACCACTGTTGCAACTACTTCAACACTTAGACAAACATATGTTGTAAAA